CTGCTGGCGATCTTGGGGGATACGTTGAGAAAGAGTCGAATCTTTCGCAGGTGTACGGCGATGCGTGGGTGTCCGGCGATGCGCAGGTGTCCGGCGATGCGTGGGTGTCCGGCAATGCGTGGGTGTACGGCAATGCGCGGGTGTACGGCGATGCGCGGGTGTACGGCGATGCGCAGGTGTCCGGCGATGCGCGGGTGTACGGCAATGCGCAGGTGTACGGCAATGCGCTGGTGTACGGCAATGCGTGGGTGTCCGGCGATGCGCAGGTGTACGGCAATGCGCAGGTGTACGGCAATGCGCTGGTGTACGGCAATGCGTGGGTGTCCGGCGATGCGCAGGTGTACGGCAATGCGCGGGTGTACGGCGATGCGCATGTGTACGGCAATGCGTGGGTGTCCGGCGATGCGCGGGTGTACGGCGATGCGCGGGTGTCCGGCGATGCGCGGGTGTACGGCGATGCGCAGGTGTACGGCAATAGTTTGATTTTTTGGGCATCAAAAGTCGGCTCAGAAAACGGGACGCTGACCGTCTATCACACAAAAACAGGGGAGCTAGAGGTAACTCGCGGTTGCTTTATTGGATCTGTTGATGAGTTTTTGACGGAATCGAAAGAAAAGCATGATGAGGACACGCATCACGAATATCGGCTTTTGATCGAAGTGGCGAATTCTCGAATTACCAGGGCACTAGCCAAAGGAGAGCAATCATGAGCGACGCATTTTCAGGCGCAGCAAGCGCACAGCGCATCAATCAATCCATGTGCGGCGATCCGCTGCTACCTGCGGGAGATGTGCTATGACCGACCGCCACGCATTGGGCTTTGCCTACATCGTTTCTTTTGCCGCTCTTGCGGCTGTCCTTATGGGGGTGATATGAGCAAACACACACCTGGTCCGTGGTTTGTTGCAAAAGACACGGACATACAAGAGTCAGACGGAAATATTGTCGAATCTCCAAACGGCTACGAGATTCGACCAGAGCGAGGGATAAGGCTTGGAAACGAGGCGTGCGACTTGCGATTGATAGCCGCTGCGCCCGAGTTGCTTGACGCACTATTTACCGCACTGCCGTTCGTTGAAGACGCGGCAGACGATGGAATCTACAAGTCGCACCGCGTTCACGTTGCGCTGAAAGAGATTAGAGCAGCTATCGCAAAAGCAACAGGAGAGCAATCATGACCAAAGCACTGAAAGCCGCATGGACGGAGTTCTGGCGCGTCCTCAAACATGAATGGCGAACTCGGGACATTCCCGATCCGCTGGCTTAAATCAATCAACCATCTAAGGACAGCACATGGAAAACATGAAGTTGTGGAACAGCGTCAAGGTCACAGCACCTCACGCCGTCAAGCCGATCACAGGCAAGCAGTACAAGGGCAACAGCCCTAAGCCGTACTGGATCATTGAACGCGCTACCGAGACATTCGGACCCTGCGGCATTGGATGGGGGATCGAAGTCGTTAACGAGCGATTCGAGCGATTTGGCGAAACGGAATCGCTGCACATCGCCCTGGTTCGCGTTTGGTACATGCAAGACGGAAAGCGCGGCCAGATTGAACAGATGGGCCAAACGCGATCCAGCTACACAACGAAGGACGGGAAGTTCATCGTTGACGAGGATGCCCCAAAGAAGTCGGTCACCGATGGCATGGTCAAGTGCCTGTCAATGCTGGGCTTTGCTGGCGACATTTTCAGCGGCCAATGGGATGACTCCAAATACGTCGAATGGGCCGCAGCCGAAACCGCCCGCCGCGAACAACCGGCCCTGACTGACGAGCAGATAAGCGAAATCACCGGGTTGCTTGAAGGGCGCGACTTTGCCGCCTTCATGAAGTGGGTAAGCAAGGGCGCTGGGCGCGAACTCAAGGCGCTCAAAGACGTTCCGGCAGATGCGTACACACCAATCATCAAACGACTGACCACGAAGGAAGCGGCATGAAGCGCCTTGATATATCAGGTCAACGATTTGGGCGATTGGTCGCCTTGAGACAAGGCCCATCAGATCAAAGCCCAAGCAGGTTGCACATTACATGGGAGTGCATTTGTGACTGCGGAACGGTCACGATTGCGCGGCTAAACGCTCTTCGATCCGGTCGCGCTGTATCTTGCGGCTGCATAAAAAAGAATGGCGACCACAAAAGGCGTCATGGCATGACTGGAACACCTGAATACATGGCATGGCACCGTATGAAAAAGCGATGCACAGACCCGCTGCATCCTGACTTCCGGCTTTACGGTGGAAGAGGAATATCGGTCTGCGCCGAATGGATGGCGTCTTTTGAATCGTTTCTTGCGCATATGGGAAAACGCCCATCTGACGATCACTCAATCGAACGTCTTGATGTCAACGGAAATTACGAGCCAAAGAACTGCGTTTGGGCTGATGACAAAGTTCAATCAAGAAACCGAAGAAACAACGTCTATTACGAACACGCCGGCTTGCGGATGTGTCAAGCAGACTGGTCGAGCAAGCTAGAAATCAACACATCAACCCTCATTCGACGAGTTAGAACCTGGGGCATTCATCGCGCCCTAAACACACCTAAAGGAGCCAAAAATTAACTCGATCACTATCGCCGGTCAACTCGGCAAGGACGCAGAAACCCGTTACATGCCCAACGGCGACCCTGTTTGCAACTTCTCGATTGCTGATTCTCAAGGCCGTGAAAAGCCCACGATCTGGTGGCGCTGCCAGTTGTTCGGCAAGCGTGCCGAATCTCTCGCTACGTACCTCACCAAAGGTCAGGCCGTCACCGTATCAGGCACCGTCACCGAGCGCGAATACACCAAAGACGGCACACAGCACAAGGCGATGGAGATTCGCGTGCAAGACGTTGCATTGCAGGGTGGCAAGCGTGACGCAGCCCCTGCACCTGCACCGGCTCGCGCACCTGCACCGCAAAAATCGGCACCTGCGGGTGGCGGTGGATTTGAGGACATGGATTCGGACATCCCGTTCCGCGACCCCATTAAATACAAGGGGGCGCATCTTGTTTGCTGAAAAACGGTGCTTCAAGCGCGGAGAAACGAAAGGCTTTGATTCCTTCTACAAGCACAGTCGAATGTCTGACGGCCGCCTGAATAAGTGCATTGATTGCACAAAGGAGGACGTGAAAAAACATCGCCAAGAGAACCTTGAGAAAGTTAGAGAGTATGACCGGCTGCGCGGATCGATGCCGCATCGCGTTGCAGCGAGAAAGGAATATAGCAAGACAGCCGCATATGCCGAATCTCACAGGGCATCGACAAAGCGCTGGATGGAGAAACACCCAGAGCGCAAAAAGGCTTCTACATCCGTCAACAACGCTATCCGCAGAGGGAAGCTGAAAAAGTTTCCATGTCTGGTTTGCGGCAACGAAACATCAGAAGCGCACCACCCGGATTACAGCCGCCCGCTTGATGTTGTTTGGCTGTGCACTTCACATCATCAGCAGGTGCATACCGATGTTGCTAACTACGCAAAAAAAGGAATTTGAAATGCAAACGCTTTTCATCGACATTGAGACTATCCCGACCGACCGTGACGACGTGCGCGAGTACGTAGCCGCCAAGGTCACGCCACCCGGCAACATCAGCAAGGCCGAAACCATCGCAAAGTGGGAGGCCGAGAGCAAGCCAGCAGCTATTGAAGAGGCGGTGCATAAGACCAGCCTTGACGGCGCATTCGGTCGCGTGTGCGTGATCTGCTGGGCGCTGGATGACGGCCTGATCCGCACCGTCAAAAGCGCACAAGACGAAGCCGGTCTTCTGGAGACGTTCGCCGACTGGCTGCGCCTGGATGTGAATTCCACCGACCTGTTTGAAACTGCCGTATGTGGTCACAACGTCAGCGGCTTTGACCTGCGTTTTCTGGCGCAGCGCTTCACGGTGCACGGCATCCGACCGCCCGCGATCATCGGACGCGCAGCCAGTGCAAAGCCTTGGGAATCCGACAAGGTGTTTGACACGATGGTCCAGTGGGCTGGCGTTGGCAACCGCGTGAGCCTGGAGAAGCTGTGCCTTGCCTTGGGCATCGAATCGCCGAAGACCGACCTTGACGGCTCCAAGGTTGCCGCTGCCGTGGCTGCTGGCCGGCTGGATGACGTGGCGACGTACTGCGCTGGTGACGTTGAAGCCGTGCGCAAAGTGTTCAACCGCCTGACGTTTGCGGAGGCAGCATGAGCACGATCAACGACGGAGGTCCGGCGTTTCCTCACGAATACAAATTTGGCGATGGAATTGCGCAGCGATGCGATGGCATGACCCTGCGCGACTACTTCGCGGCGAAGGCGCTGCCCATCATGTGGGACGCCTACGACAAGGGCTACTGCGGCCTAAACGACAAAGACGAGCCGAACATGAAGACCATGGCAGATGGCGCGTATCAGATGGCCGACGCCATGCTCAAGGCCCGCGAGGAAGGCGGTGCATCGTGAAGCTGCCACTCGAGCGGCGCAAAGACGCACGCTTCGGCATCGCATGGAAGGAGGCCAGCCCGTTCATTGAGAACTCGCGGGCCGTCCTGATCCATCGTCCGCGCTACGTAACCACCCACAAGATCGGCGAGAAGTGGAAGGCCCACATCGCCGTCGAATGCTGGTGCGGAAACACCTTCTCCGGAACCAAGAAGTTCACTTTCTTGGATGCGCCGCCAGAAGGGAAACTTTTGTGCGCCAGATGCGAAGAAATGGCGACAAAACGGAACATGCCATCGGCCTACGAACTTGTAGGCCGACACGTACACCTTGGGCGACTTGTGCCCCAACAACTCTGCTGCAACTAGAGAGATCCATCATGAGCAAGATGAAAGAGAAGTGGCGAGAGCAGCAGGACGAACAGGAGCAGAAAGAGGTGAGCTGTGAGCGAAGCTGAACGATTGGCGAAGTGGATTGAAGAAGATATGTCATGCCAAGGTGATGCTGAGATTGCCGCCGAACTACGCCGCCTGTCTGCCGAGCTTGCTGCGCTGAAATCTGCGATTGGGGAGCCGGTCGGGTTCGTGAATGCAGGCCACATCCACGAGTTGCGGCAAAAGCGTATCCCTTACGGCTACGTGTACCAAAAAGAAGGTACAGGGGCCGAAATCCCTCTCTACGCCATCCCAAAGGACAAGCCATGACCTACAAACTGCCGCCGCTGCCCCCACAAAGCAGCAAAGTATTTCGCACTGCAATTGGGCCTGTAGAGGTACTGGCCTACACCGCCGAGCAAATGCAAGCCTATGCCATCGCAGCCATTGAGGCGCAGGGTGTGCCGGAGATCGACTATGAGGCGTTGATCACTGATGGGGCCGAACCAGCTCCGGCTGGCTCTGGTGGCTGGGAGGCTCATGCGAAGGCGCTGGAGCAAGAGCTGGCCCACTGGAAGCAGCGCGCACAGACCATGCACGAGCACCAGAAGGGCGAGTGCTGGTACTGGCAGGGCAACGACCACCCCGAATCCATGGCGAACAGCCTGCCGGTGGTGATCCGTGCCGATGCTCTACGGGCGCTGATGGCACCGCAGGCCAGCGTAGTGCAGCAGGAGCCGGTGGCAGGGCAATGTCGTTTTGTCGATCCCGCAAGGAACGTAATCGAAGCAGCGAAGGCGGCAGGCTGGCCGCAGACCGCTATTGACATGGCAAGCAAGCAAGAGATTGACCGGCTTGAACGCTTCGCAAAGATCATCACCAATCAGGCGCTGGAAGAGGCGGCGGTGTTGTGCGATGACTTGCGTTCGCCGTGGGGGTACAGCGCCGAAAAGGCCGACTGGATACGCGGGACCGATGACTGTGCGCACGCCATCCGCTCCATGAAGTAACACCGGAGATCAGCGATGAGCGAAGCGAGTTCGATGGATTGCAGAGTTGGGCCACGGGTGCGAACCATCCGAGAGGACGAACGATCGGGCTGCTACCGATACAAAGGCCACGATATTGAGATTGACTACGACCAGCAGCACGACGGCTGGTACATCGTGGTCATGGCCCCCAATGGGATGCGTGACTACGACGGCTGGTGGCGCAACAGCTCAGGGAAGACGCACCGCGAGGCAGTTCTGGAAGCCTTGGACGGAGCCATGTTGTGGCCCAACACCGAAGCCCAGGGGCGCCGATAGGCGTCCCGCTGGGGCGCAGAGTTCGACAGCCGAGGAATGACTACCGTGATTTTTTCGCAAGCCAGTGAGACAGGGTTCCTGGGCCGCCGCGAACGCCGCGAGTTTGCAGCTCTGCCCACTCTGCATCTGTCAACCGCACAGAGCGCGGGTGTGTGTCGGGTGCACGCTGCGCATCTGGCGCCAGGGGTGGGCGCCCCCGGCGCTTTTTCGTGGGGGCGTCTTGAGTCATCACACGGCGTCGGAAACATCGACGTTGGAGTAAGACCAGTGGTAATCGTTGCTGCCCCACTTTTCGTCTGCCAGGCGCTCACACTCTGCGTTGTCTTTGCCTTCGATGGCATCAACTTGCTTGCCGTCTTCGTTGCTGTAGATGTAGATGGTGGTCATGTTTCTCTCCTGGGTTTTGGACCGCACCGCGCTGTCCATGGGTTTAAATGTAATACAACAAAACAGAAGATGCAAGGACTTTTTTGCAACACACGTAAAGACAGCGCGCGCCTGCTGTCGAACACCACCAATGAGCCGCCTGCGGTCGGCTCGATTACAGAGTTGGGCTGATGCCCAGGAGGACAACGTGGGACAGCGGAAAACACACCTCTACCAAAGCCACGGCGACCACAGGAGCGCCGGGCAGACGGAGTACGAATACACCCACTCGACCGCCTGCGGCTATGTGCGCGGAAGCGTGACCAACCACCCGGCGTGGGTCACATGCAAGCACTGCCTTCGCAAGAGCGGAAAGCAGCCCAACACACCGATCAGCGACCCGTATGGGTCCGCTGTATCGTAAAGTTGGGCATCATTCACCTGCGTGATCTGGTCGGCTGTCATCTGGCCCGATTGCAGGACCGACGTAACCGCGTCAACGGTCTTTTCAGACAGCCCCAGCTTGTCGGCCACAAACGCAGCAGCAGCACCGCCTAACGGTCCTCCTAGGGCCGTTCCAAGCATGGGCGCAATAGTCTTGAGCCATTCCATTCACGCCTCCATAAGTGCAGCGATGCGCCGCGCCCAGCCACGGCCAAAAGCGGGCCACGTTGACAGGCTCGCCATGAACTCCAGTCGCTGACCCAAGACGCGGCCTTTGATGACCATGGGGTTGGCCTTCAAAACTGCCGCCATGGTCTGCGGACCTAGCTGCCCGTCATCCTTTGCACCGACCGACCTTTGCAGCCACTGGATGGACTGACGCGGGCCACTGTTGACCGCAGCATCAAACACCGCGTACCGGATCGCTTCGGGCAGTTCATCGGCTCGCACGGCGTCCCAATAGCTTTTACGGTAGATGTGCTTTGCCGCAGTCTCCGGGAAGTCGCGCATTGATCCGGTGTAGCCGTTTGCACGGGCCACGCGCTCAGTGACACCCCACCGGGTAGCGCCACCAGGATCGGATGGGTGGTCAACAAAACCGCCTTCGTGTCCGATCAGCTTATAAAAAGCGGCATCGAAGTTCATTTCTCTCCCCACTTTGAGAAAAACACCCGCACGCCAAAAAGCCACAAGAACCGGCCAACAAAGAATACCGCGCTCATGACCACCGCCTGTCCGGTGGCAATCTCAACTCCTGCTACAGCAGCAGCCAGCGGGATGGTGATCCAGCCCACTATTGCGATTCCAAGTGTTCCAATAAATGCTTCAATAGCTTTCATTGTGGCGTGCTTTTTGCTTTTCGCAATCATCGTCAAGAATTTTTGCAGCTTCTGCTATCTGGTCAAACTGTTTGACAAAAACCCATCCATCGCGGTTGATTTGCTCGCGTATCTGCGCTGCTTTCTCAAATTTGTCGCTAACGTATGCGCCAGCCGCCCATGCAGATAGATTGACAAACACCATAAGCCATGCCGCAATCGTCCCGCCGATTAGCCCTAGGTGAACCTCTCCAATAACTGAGCAGACGGCCATGCCTACGCCACTAGCTGTAATGGCCGGAAGTGCAACGGCTTTGATAGCGTGCGGTGCGCGTTTCATAAAGTTTGCCATCAGCATGTAATGCGCGGCAATTGCGACGCCAGAGCCGAACAAGACAACGCGCAGCGCCATATCAAACATCGCGGCCTCCCTTGGTCGGCTGCACCATCGAATTGAACATCGCCACTCCCTTAGCCCACAGGATAGGAGCAGCCCAAGGCCAAGCAACTGACATTACACCCGCCAACACGTATGGGTTTGCAAATATCGGGTCAGCGTAGCGTGCAATTATTGTCGCCGCGTATGGCGCTCCAACGCCGCCTAGAAACACAGAGACTACGCCATTGGCGAGCGCGTGCGCTCGGGTGGCTGGATTGCGGTATGCGTACACAACAGTTCCGCCTGCCGCCCCGATGATCCACGGGAGCGGGTCCATGCCAAGCTGTAATGCAGTAACGCCAGCCACAGCTACCGTGCCAGCGGTGGCTAATGCTTGCTTGCCGGTACATGCAAGAGCAAGCGCCAATGAGATTCGTGCAAATATTTTCATGATGCGCCGTCCAATTTAGGAGCATCGCTATCGCAATGAGCGCCCGTCGGGTCGTATGGGTCAAGCAAATATTTGCACAGGTAGTCAGCCCAGCGTCGGCGCCATTGCTCAGGCGGCAACTCTCGCATGTACCGGCGCAGGCGGTGCGTCACCAGCCAATCACGCGGGAATTCTAGGAACACCACGGCAAACACCGTGAATTGCATCACCAGATCAACAACAAACGCAACTGCCACAACGGGGAAGCACATCACCAGCGACAAACCTTTCAGCCTGCCTAGCAAAAATGCCCGATACAACCCCATTGTAAATACATAGAGCAACCAGAAGGCCCAAAGCGCACCGAGGATGACAGCAATTGTTTGCAGTGTGTTCATTCCGTAACGTCCGGGTAACGGTTGCGAATGTCGGCGATTTTATCCAACCATTCCTGCTGAGTCGATTCCCCGCGCTGCCATTTGAAAAACAGCGGGTCAGCCTCGGCCTGATATGCAGCCTTGCGCAGTGCGTCGATTTGCTCTTGAGTCGGCGGCACAGTCTCAGGCGGCGCAGGCGGCACATATTCAGCGATTGGCCCGTAATCGCCAGCCATTGCGGATTCGTACAGATCAGCGCCAGCGTCATCATCCGGCGATGCGGTAAACGGTATCCATTCGTATGCCGGATGCTCAATTTCCAGATCAATGGTTCCGGCTGCGTTGCGTTTCGGGTTGCGTGCGTTCATTGTTTGTCCTTATGCGATGCGCAGCCATACTGATGGAAACCATGCATAGCTGTCACCCGCGTTAATATCAAGTCTTCCTCTGCAATATCCGCCAATGTTTCTCCAAGTTCCTGATAGAGCGGCTGAGCTTATTGTTGGAAATGTGCCTGAGCCTTTGACAACGTTAGCAAATTGGTTTGCCGGAGGGGTTGTTTGCACCGATGATAAAATCGCAGCACTCAGGAATCTGAGAGAACTTCCGGCAATAGTTCCGTTTGATGCCACGTTGGTAGTGGTTGTATTCCATGCAACTGTAATACTTCCAATTGAATCATGTTCAGTCAAGGCTGTTCTAGCCAAAACCCAATCGCGACCGGTATTGGTTGCCGTTGTGCCAAGTGCCGCATCAACAATGCGCGGCGCACCAGACTCGCCCTCAGCAATCGCCACAGGGTTGTCACGCAACGCTAGTGCGTCGATTGATCGAATCGGCTTTCCTGGCTCCAGCGAGCTGTCAGGGATGGTTGTCCAAGTTGCCATGTTAGTCCTTACTGATATTCATATCCGGCCACACCAGAGATTAGCCCGTCAACGTCAGAGTACCATCCTCCAGTAAGCTTTTCTGCCTCTGTAGCTGCCGCGAACGTCGGAGCACTTGTTACCATGTAAAAGCCATAGCGTGCGGTGAAATTGTAATTCTGAAGCACGTACTTGATGATGGTTCCCGGCTGCGTTTCTTCTGCGCTGATGACTTGATAGCGTGTCTGCGCAGGCAATCCATCAAAGCCTGTCATGATGCGCGTTGACACATCAATCACATCAGCCGTCCAAGTGGCTCTGTCTTTTGCATCAACTTGCAGCGTCAGGTAAAAAGGCGTGTCGCTATACCTGTTGATGATGCGTGATGTTATCGCTGTGACTATTGCGTCAGTGCGCACCCAGCGTGAAAAGATTTTGCGAATGGCCGACTCGTCATATTCGCGCTCGCTCTCACTTGCTGCGTCAATGCGGATGCGGACCTTGCGGTAATTTTCTTCCGTGCTTACGCTTTTGCTCAGGTCTTGAGGATCGTAGTAATACCAGACCTGAGAGATGCGCTCGGCTGGCTTGTATTGCACGGCCTGAGTGCCTGCGATGATATTTGCGTCATCAGTCCACACGCTAAGCTCCGCGCTCGGCGGGCGCACAGCGCGGAGCAAAATCTTTTGCTGGCGCTCATCCCACCAAATAAAAAACTGTGCATCTCGGCAAAGCTCGGCAAGAAGCGTGTTAAGTCCGGTCGGCTCGCTGATGACAGACGAAACAATGAACCCGTCTAGCCATTGCGCAGCTTCTGTTGACCATTGCGTCAGGTCAATAAAAGGATAGGCGGCTGGTGCGTATGTTTGAATCAAGTCTCTGGCGACTTCCCATGCGTTTACGTCAGTGACGCGGATACAAGTCTGCACCCGCGTGCCGCTGTTGTGAGTTGCCGCCGTGGTGCCGTCAGTGCCGCGAGTCAGTCCGGTAAACGTGATGATGCCGCTGGCTTCTGTTCGCCCGGTGTACGTCATCAGCTCGGAGTCAATGCGCAGCGTGCCGGTTGCCGGATAGTCTGCCAGCACAGCGCCGGTAATCGTCGCGGTCGTCTGACCTGCTGTCATGTTTGCCGACAGTGATCCACGGCTTTGAATCGGTGCCTGGCTGGTCTTGTCGTCAAGAATGCGCAGCGGGTCAACTGCTCGCAATGACACGCGCCCACTAGCGTCAGGCCCGTCAATCGAGTCAATCAGGTACTCACGCTTGACCATTGATGCGATAGCCTGGTTGATATACCCGTCATAGATGCGCAGCTTGCGGCCCTTGTGATACGGCCAGCGTGCTTGTAGCTTTGTCCAGAAGCTGCCGCGAGTCATCGGGTTAACTCCGCGCTCGCTTACGTATGGGTCCAACTTGATGTCGCTGGTGGGGTGATCCTGAAATGTCACCGTAGCCTGCGCCCGCTTGCCCAAAGGCCCGGATGATGCGTCAACGTCACCCACGTTTAGCTCGGTCGGTGCCGTGCTGGTCGATTGGACAGACGGGATAGCGTCCCACGACAGCGGGATGTCTGCGCGTGGCTTAACGAATCTGATGGTTTGCGTTGTCTCGGCGTATGCGGTTGTAAATTTGCAGGTTTTCCAAGTGTTGTAGCACTTGGTTCCAGTTGCATTGCACGGTGCAACGCCGAAAGTCCGCGAGCAAATATCGCGGTCAATCTCAACAATCGTCACAGGCTCATTCATTAATCAGCCCCTGCACTGTCATGCCAACGCTCATGTAATCCTTTGGCCCGCTGTTTGTCGGAGCAATGTCACCATCAACCCAGACATATCCCAGCTCAGATGGGAATTGGACAGGACGCCAGCCAATGAAAAATGGAGCAGTTCTTGCAGCCTTCACGAACGGGTCAAAGTTCAGGCGATACCAATCAGCTTTTAGGTTTTTCCATTCAGCAGATGTTTGCGCACCCTTGCGAATGATTGACCGGCCCAAGTATTGCCCGCCGTCGCTGACATTGTTTGATAGCTCAGTCGTGCGGGATAGCGTCAATGGGCTGTGCCCTTGGTAAATCCTGCGCTGCATTGCCAGCGATTGCCCGATATAGGCCACGGCCAATGACGGGATGACTCCGGAAAATGACAGCCGCCAATAGCGCGAAGACACAGCCGTGAAGAAAAACATATTGATCCGATCCGTAACAGTCTCGGTGTCAATCGTCGTCCACGTAGTGCCGTTAGTGCTGCGTTGCACGGAAACAGATGCGCCACCGAAGTCTCCAACAATGCAGACAGAGTCAACTGTCTGAGCCGTTCCCAGATCTACAGTCCACGTTGCAGGGACTGCGGTCGGCTTCCAAAATTCAAAAGTCGTCGGGTAAGTCGCGGCCACAGCCGGGAACCCTGCCGCGCTGGTGCTGGCTGTAGGCGTGATGCCATAGGCCAGGTTTTTATAGCAGATGCGGGCGTGATAAAGGTCCGGCGTTGGGCTGTAGCCTGTTGCAAAGTAGATCATGCTAGGACAATCCTCGCGCCGTTTCGCTGCGCATCAATAAGCCGGTCAATCAGTGTGCGCACAGCATCGCCAGAGAATAGGTCTCCGCTGCTCACCCCTTGGATTGTAATGGTCTGCGCCATTCCTGCGCCACTTGCCGCCGCTGTTTGAGTTGGAACCGTTGACGATACACCGCCAGCCGATACACTGCCTCCGCCCCCGAACTGTTGCGAGCGAATCGCACCAATCTGTGCAGCAGTTGCCGCAGCAGCAAGGCCAGCCATTGCAGCGCCCAGCGGAGGCCCGCCGATCTTTGATCCGAATGCGTATGCGCTGGTGACGGACTCTTTAGCCTTCAACAAAGCATTTGCAATCGCTGCGGCCTTGTTGATGTTGAACATTGCCTTAGACCCGCTTGCCGCTGCCGCCGTCATTTCACCGATCTTGCCGACAGTTAGCGCGAGTTGATCGTTCCACGACATTTGACTAATGTCTTGCAGCTTTTTCATGCCATCGCCACGAATACGTGCAAGCTCATCCATGTGCTTAAACTCCATGTCTTGGCGCATAAGCATGTATTCCTGCTCAGTCAGCAAGCCATTGTCTAGCCCAATTTGCAGGTCTGACAATTGCTTTGCTTGACGCTCTTGTGTCAACTGCTCTTCAGTCTTTGTGTATTCCTTGAGCGCCTCCACGCGGCGCATCAGTCCTTCGCGCTGTAGTTTTTCTTCTGCAATAGCATCCTCTGCTCTTTTGACCAAGTAAGCGGACCTATCATTTTCCGCTTGCTTTTGGAATGCGTCATATTCACGCTGCGCCTTTTGCGCTTCGCTTTCCTTCGCTGCGCCACCGCCACCAGTAGCGGCAGGCTTAGGCGGAGCAGGCGGCTGTTGCCCCGGCACTTTTTGCTGGCGCAGGAACTTTGCATTTTCTGCGCTAAAGTCCAGCCCCTCAACAGAAGCCATGGCAGATTGCATCAGCCGTTGCTTCTTTGTTGCCTCTTCCAGCTTATTGATGTAAATCCCAAGTTGGTTAAGCTCGCTCTTGATGTAGATGTTGTCTGGCGCTTGTGCAAGCCTTGCAGCCAGCACATCGTATTCGACCTTGGCCTGCTTAAGTTTTCCGGTCATAACCTCCATCTGCGCAGCGGCAGGCAGTAGGTTTGTCGGCATCAAATTGACGTTTTCATTTAGGCGCAGCACACCACCCGTCAAAAAATTAATAGCCGTGTTGGTCACGTTTGCTGCGGCCTGCAAAGCTCCGAACGTGGCACGCCCAGCCAAAATTCCAGCGCCGTTTGCAAGCTGCATAAACGCACCGTCGCCACGCTTTGCTGACGCTTCCATTGCGTCACTTAGTGCCGTCATATCGTTTGACAGTGCACCAATCTCACGGCTTACAGTTTGACCGAATCCGCCTTTGCTTATCGTCAAAAGCAGCTTGTTGTAACTGTCTGCCAAGTTGCTGATTGATCCGTCAAGAGTCTTGACTCGCTCATTCATTGCGCCCGCAAAGCCTTCGTCTCCAATACGGCGCAGATAGTTGACGATGTTCTCCGAACTGGCGCGGATGGTTGTTTCTACGCCACGGAATGTGAAGGTGACGTTATCACCTTCTTTGCGCGATTTGATGCCGAACTCTTTAAGCCTTTCAAACTCTCCAGTCGCAGCGTCTGCCACGGCTTCAATCATTTGATCTAAGCCCTTGCCCATAGCGCTTGCTGTGTTCCCATAGCTGCGCAATGCATCTTCTGAAGCATTCAGACCAAGCGCTTTCATTTTGATGAATGCGCCGGTGACTTCCTCAAGCTGGTAAGGGGTTGTTGATGCGAATCTTTGAATCCACTCAAAGGCACTTGCAGCATTTTGCGTGCTGCCGGTCACCGTAATCAGGCTCGCGTTCAGCACATCAAACTGGCGCTGCACGGCAATGATTTGACCAGCAAGCCCTGCACCAGCAAGGATAGTTGTCAAAGCCCCTGCGGCCTTCCCAGCAAAGTCCAGCGCGTCTGACATTTGCGACACGCGGCCGTTGAAGTTTTCTACTCGTTCGCCAGCCTGCTGAAGCCCAACGGTCAAGCCGCCAGTGTCGGCATCAATCTTTACACCAAGTCGCCCAATCGTAGCCATCACGTATCCCTCAGCATATCGGCCAGCTCTTCGCAATCCTTATCGCTCAGACTGCCAGCGTAGTCAATCTCTTTGTCACGCGGTCTATTGGCTTCGTACAAAAGCCACCATTCAGCCGGTGCCATCTGCCAAAATTCAGAAGGGGCCAGCTTCCAGCCATTAACAGCAATGGCGTAGAAGTGGCCCCAGTCAATGTCAACTACCTCGGCGGTTGTCTCTACTGACTTTCTTTTTTTTTCGGCTCCGGGAAAATCGCCATCAGGATAGCGTCCCGCATGGTCAGAAGCTCGGCCACGTCACCCGTCACAAGCTCGCGGTAAACCTCGTCATCTTCCACCCGTGCACCAGCGGCACGCAGGAACTCGCCAACGACATAGGCAAGGTGCGACAGCGGAGGCGAATCAGACGACAAGCCACGCACCAGCGCAGCCAGGCTTACGCGATTCTCGATCTTGTTGAGCAGTTGCATAGTTGGCTTGACCTCGTAAGTCTTACCGTCCCATGCAAGCTGGACATTACGGAATACTGCGCTCATCAGGGAATGGTCGTCCAGGTGTAAGCGCCTGCCGATTGCAGCGTGCAGCTAAAGGTAGCCGCCTCGTTGTACGGTGCGCCGATCTCAAAAGAGCTAATCACAAACTCTCCAGCAATGGTTCCGATTGCCGGAAAAAGCAAAGAGATGTTTTCTAGAATGTCCGTTCCGCTAACGGCGAGAGCCATCAAAGATGCAAATGTCGGCACGTCTTTGACAACCCCCTCAACGCTAATGTCCAGCGTTTTGTTTCCGGGGTCTTGCAGCAGCTTGCGGAAGCCGTTGTCATCATCACTAGTAACGTCCACAGGCTCATTAGCCAGCGTCATGGTTTTGGTGCGCAGTGCAGCAACAGCCACCAGCGGCGAACCCGTAGAGAGAATGGCTTTTCGGCCAACAAATGCGGTCATGATCTCAGTCCTTGACTATGTAAAAACCCGCCTCGGTCTGGAGCAAGGCCCCATCCTCTGACGCTAAATAGGTGTTTTCGTAGGCCGCTGAATCAACAATCAGCCTGAATCGAATAACACCATGCCTCGTGAGTCCGTCCGGGTCCATAAATGACTCTTGGAACTCTGCAATGCATTCTACCAATTGACCGCCAATAATGGATAGTTCCGAGCGATGCAAAGCCTCGTAGATCGTTCGCATGATCTCTTTGACTTCTTTTCGCCCGCGATGCCTAGACCACACATGGATAGTGCACGTTGTCTCACTGCCTAAGCTATCGTCGGTATCCCACGGAATCGACGTGTCATCGCCAATGACGACATAGGGGAACTCGGTTACCTGCGGCACATGGTCAAAAGTAGGCCAGCCGATGGCCGCAACCTTGGCATAAATCGCCGCTTGGATTTCCTCTTGCATCATTTGATGATCCCCTTCGCTGCGGCATCAACGATGCGATTCAATCGCTGCTCAAACTTTGGCCGCTCTTTTTCCATGGCCGGGACCATAAACGGGCGCGGCTCCATCTCTTGCGTGCCGAATTCCAGCCACGGAGCGTATTCCAGATTTGTGAATACCGTAGCCTGTTTACCTTGGATGTCTGCTTGGATGCTGTTTGCCAGTCGCCCGGTGTCGGTTGCAGGGGCTTCACCTGGTGCAGATGCGCGATGCTTTCGTCGTGGGCTGTATTTCTGATACTCAATGCCCGACTTCGTGCCACGCTGAATGCTCTTGATTGCGTGCGTGCGGATGTTCTGCGCAGTGCCTCGCACCACGTCAGCCAGCTCTTTGTCAGCGTTGATGCCGAACTCGGCCAGCGCTTTACGCAGCTCATCAGCACCAGTCAGGCGGATCTTCACGTTGCAACCCCTTGATCGCACGCAAGCTCAAGCCAGCGATTGCGCATCTCGACGTTGACAATGGCTCGGATTTGCAGCGGCTGGCCTCGCATTACAAGGCGGTCGGCTGGCGTCATGTCGGCCCGGTAGCGAATGTAGATGCGATGCGTCAGGCTGGCCTGTAGCTGCATGGCCTGCACAGACTCGCGGCCCGACAATGGGCGCACATCTCCGCGCACTGTGGCAAGATCAATCCATTGGATAGCCTGCCCACCCATGCCATCAGACACGGCGACTTTGCGCTGAATCGTCAGCTGCTCGCGCAAGCTGCCAGCGGTGATGTCGCAGCAGTTCACAGACTCACCTCAACCAGATACGGGCGCAGCAGATTGACAGCGCCAGATTTTTTAAGCGCATCATCAGCATCACACCCTCCGCGATGGTCGTAGAGAAAACTCGCCAGCATCATGATGGCCGACTTGATTGCAGCTGGAATTGTCGCCATGCCTGCGGTGTACTCAATGCGAATCTCGCTCAGGTAGTCCCAGCCGTGCACGGTGATCTTTGCCGGTCGGCGCTGATCTTGCAGCGTGTATTCCATCGCCTCATTGTCATTGGCCGTCACGCTTGCGACTTCCACCAGCGCCGTGTACGGCAGTTCAAACGTCGAAGTCGGGTCAATGTATGGCGAGAGTTGCAGCCTCGCAGACTGCGGCACCGGCACAATGCCCACCCATTCACGCTCTAGCAGGTCCTGATTGATGTATCGAATCACCGCATCAGTTGCGGCCTGCAACATGCCAGCAAGCAATGGATCAGACGCATCAACGCCAATGAATGCGGCAAGGTCTGCCACATCAACGGGCGATACGGTATCAGTCTGCGGTGTCGCTTGCATCTTGTGCTTTCGCCGGACGCCCGCGCTTTTTCACTTCGGGGCCGTTCACTTTGATGATTTCAGGCTCACTGACTTTTTGCAGCGGATCTACAATGATGCCGTTAGCCTTCAGAATCCGCAGCGTTTCGTCGTCGCTATCGTCAATGTCAACGATAGTGCCTGTTAGCCCGCGAGTGCTATCAATCAAGAGTTTGTATTGCATGTGCAAAAAGGGGGAGAGTTTCCCCTCCCCCAATCTCATCAGGACGATGCCACGGTGAACTGGCCCTTGCAGAAGGCTTTTGGCAGTTCGATGCCGAAGCCATAACGCTCCTCGGCCAGGATCGCCACGCCGTTCTTGACGAAGTAATCCGAGTGGCTTTCGCTCACGCGGATGTCCATTTGCTCGCGGTCATAGATCGTCGCGCCCATGGTCCAGTCGCCCAGCAGGAAGTTGCCCACGGTCATTGCGTTGGACACAATGACAGGCACACGCCACAGACGGGACTCGCCACCGGTAGGCACGCTCACCCAGATGTAATGGCCGTCGCTGCCCTTGGCGGTTTCCAGCGTGCCCCAATCCTGGGGGTTGAGCACCACGCCATTGACGTTGTAATACTCAAACGTCTGGCAACGGGTGATGGCTGCGCGGATGTGATCCAGCATTGCGCCGGGTCGATTGGCTGCGGTAGTGCCAGCGGCAATCTGACCGACAGTTTCAACACCGGAATCAACCATCAGGCCGGTCAGGTTTTGGTTTGCACCATCACCGAACAGCAGTTGGGCGTCAGACAGCAGGTTCAGGCCGTACATCAGCTTGGAGTCAACCAGACGCTGGAGCATCGGGGCATCGCTCAGGACTTGACGGCTAGCCGGAATCCAGTGCGCCATGGTACGCACGGGCACGGTCACCAGCGAGTACGTCACGTTGGATTGGCCCTTGGTTTGCCATTCGCCTGCGCCGATTGCAGTGCTGGGAGAGCTGGGAGCCTGAACAGCGGCGTTGTTCGTGAACACGTTTTCACGCATCACTTCGACGGCGTTGGAGCTGGTCGGGATTGACTGGATCAGTTCACGAATGAACATGGGCCGGTCGGGATTCGACACGACATCCGGGCGGCGGTCAGGGCGGACCAGAGCGCCAGCCGAAGCAGCCAGACCGGAAATGGTCTTGGTCACACGGAATGCGTCGGTGCCGTTGCTGCGGGCGCTCTTGAAAGCATCCGACTCAACGAACTGCTGACCGTAGGACTTGCTCACTTGCTCGCCAGCGAATTGACGCTTTGCGGCCTTTTCCATCTCCACCACACGGGCGTCAATGCGGTCCATGTCGTGCTTGATGGTGTCCAGTCGCTCGGTGGCTGCGCTCAGGGCTTTGCGGGTGGCTTCGGTTGCTTCGCCGTATTGCTTGACCTCGGCATCGCGCTTTTCAACAGCCGATTTGATCTCGGCTTTGACGGTGTCCAGATGGGACTTGATGACTTCGATTTCCATGATGACTCTTTCAAATAGACAGGGCAAGTTCGCCCAGAGTGGAATTGATGAGAGACTTAACCTCATCGCTCGACAATGGCGGCTGCCCCTTATTGTGAGTGCCTTTGAGCGGCTCACCTTTAAGCAGTGCCGTAATGCTCGCCAATTCGGCAAGCAGTTCATTTCGCGCTTTTGCAGAGAGCGAATCATTCTCGGCAAACTCGCGCATTTCTTTTAGGGTCTTGACCCCGGTGATGATCGCTTGATCGTTGGCAGGCCAAGTCACAAGGCTGTATTCAAACAGCTTGCCTTCGTAAATGTGGCGCACACCTTGGCCGTCAATCGTAGACTTGCCGCCGGGAATGGAAAATCCAACGCTCATGCGGTCAATCACGCCGTCACGCATCAACTCGATTGCTTCATCGCCCTTTTCGGTTCGGCTGATTTTCGACTTGACCCACAGACCTTTTGAGTCTTCGCGCATGTCAATCGGAAGGCCGATAGGCTGGTCTGCTTTGTGTTGCCACAAAACCTTGATGCGCTTTGCCGGAAAGCCCTCTTTGATTGACTTGGCAAATGCGCCTTGCTCAATCACGTCATTGTCGCTATCGACGTTGCCGTATGCGGCGGCGTAACCCTCGAACGTGCGTTCGTCTGGGTCAATCATCGCAGCTTCAAACTTCAGGCTTTTGAATTCCATAGCGCACCTTTATTAGCTATTATGCCTCAATCGTAGATAAACACAACAGAGCATCGGCAGTTGATGATATTGGCCGCGCTGCCTGCTGGGTCGCCTGGGAACATCAGACGCTCGCCAGATACGACAAACGGCTCCTTCATCCCGACGATTTGCCCGTTGGCGTCAACGTGGTCAGCCTCGCTTGTGTCTCGCGTGCGCTCGTCTGCTGCGCTTACCCATTCGCGCTTCATCTCTAGCCCGGTCAATTCAGCGGCTGCCTGTGCACCGAAGTTTGCCGCTGTGTGCGTTTCCGTGCGAGCGATGATGTGCGCCCTAAGTGCAGACATTGGTGCGGCAGTCTCGCGGATGCGCTTTCCGATCTTGTCAACGCCTAAGCCTTCATCAAGCCCGCCACGGATGATGCTGCGAATCTGACTCTCGGTCGTGCGGTTGATCTGCGTAACTTTTGATGCAATGACGCGAGAGATAAAAGATCCAATCGCAAAGCCTAGGCGCTCGCTCAGGCTGGCCTTGATAACGTCAGGACCGCTGTAGCTCTTGGCCTCGTCTAGCAGGCGCTTGCCGAAGTGGCTGGCCACCAGTCGATAGTCTGCCTCTAGCGTGCGCTGAATGCCTGCTGAATGATCCTGCACAGCCAATGGAATGGCAAGCTCTCCGCGCTTTTCGTAGGCGTCGGCCACCTCGCGCATGGTCTTTGCAATCTCCACGCACAAAGCGCGCTCAAAGCGAGCTGATAGCCGATCTTGCAGCGCCGCGTCTATTGCCCGCTGGCGCTGCTTGTCACGCGGGTTAATCGCGGCCATAGGCGAGCGCCTTCATCATCTCAGGCGACAGGCCAGCAAGCTGCATCGGCTCGGCAGGCGCTGCCCGGTCAAAGTCAGTCGGCAACAGGCCAGCGCTCAGGTATCCAATATCCCCGCCTTGGATTGAATCAAGGCCCAATTGCAGCTTTTCGTTGATGGTGTTAAACGGCACACCCATTGCAAACAGCTTAGATGCCTCGTCCAGCTTCTTTGAGTAATCCTCGCGCAGTGCCTCAACGTCTGACGTATCGTAGTCAATGAACCATTCAGGCCCGAATTGCTCTGCCAATTGGCGGTTAAGCTGCCCGCGAATCAGGCGCAACAGCGGGATGATGGTATCGATCCAGAAGATGCGCCGAGCGGTTTCAATATTCGCTAGGGTTGCATCTTCCAGCAGTCCGACCATAGGCTGAGGCACGCCCATTGCGCTACAGATTTCGGCCCAGACTTTGCTACGGCTGGCCACGAAGTCCAGTTCGACAGCGGTCTGGTTAAGCGTCTTGATGTCTCGCGTCGTCAGGAAAGGTTGACGGGCGTTTTGTGCTCCTGCCTGCTTTTCTTTGTGCAGTTCCTTGAGCCGGTCGATTTGCTCAGGGCTTGTGTCTGGGTCAATGATGATGGCGTAATCGCTGATGCCGCGATTGTGCATGGAGCCAAGCTGCCACATGCTCGCCTCTCGGTCAACGTCAACGGCCCGACCTGCGGACTGGATTGTCGGCAGACCGAAGAGAAAATCATTCGGGTTTGCCGTCTTGATGTGCACCATATCAGGCGATTGAATGTCTCGCGTGATACCTGCCCGCTGATAGCGGTAGAAATCAATCAATCGCTGCTTGCCTGCTTTGATCTTGACGCCCTGCGGCAAGAGCGGCCACACCTCGACAGGCTGGTCAGCATTGCCAGCGCGGATGATTGACCAATAGCTATTGCCAGCCAGATCGACGTGCTGGCTCATCAACTCCATCATCTCCGACCATGCGAAGTCTGGGTTTGGCCGGTCAATCAGCTTTTGCAGCGGGCTATCCGGTGCCTCAGTCATTGAGCCGTCGCGCTGCTTGCGATAGGCTTTCCACGGCACCTGAGCCACGCTCTTGGCTCGCCGGTCCACGCAAGCATAGAAGATCGCGGAGGCTTTCAGGCCTTGCTCGACTGCCGTCTCGGTGTCCCACTTCTGAAACACCGGGGCAGTGCGCGAGTAAGTCAGCAGCAGCTCAGGCAGCGTGACGGACTTCGCCTCGGTCACAGGCTGGCGCAATCGCTTGAGAAAATCAAATGCCATTCGCTGGCTCCGTAGGTTGAACCATCTGCGGCCCGAGTCGGGCCATGACTTCGTGGGCTTCCTGCTCGGTGATGTCGGCGGCATCCAGCAGCTGGGCAACTTCGGCGGCGGTGGTCGGGTAGCCGTTGCTGGTGGCGATGCGGGCGACAATCTCAGGATGCCCCGGCGTGTGCACTGGCTCTGCGTCTGCCGGGTAGGTCGTCAGCGGCAGCAGCCGCGCAAAGTCCTCGCTGATGAGGCCCGCGCTGATCCAGTGGGTGGCGGGCTCTTGCCCCGTGGGCGACAGCGGCGCGGAGAACATGCCCGCGCCAGCAGGGCCAGCCACAGCGGCGCACAAGTCGCGTGCGAACTGCACATGAGCGGCGGGGACGATCAGGCAGCGATAAAACCAGATCGTGTCCATCAGTACGCTCCCGTCCGCTGGTTAACCCATGCCTCGGTGCTTGCAATCTGCTGCGCCGTGCTTTGTGCGCCTCGGACGATCAGGCTGTAGAGGTTGCCGTTGAAGTAGATCGATGCGCTTGTACGTGCGCCGATGTAGAGGGGGTGGTTGCCGTAATTGCCGGAGCCTTGGTCTGCTGTAGATTGCGAGACTTGAGCGCCATTGATGCGCAAGGTTGCACGGTCGCCGGAGATGTTACCGATGCCGGTGAGGACGTTAGTAATAGGAGCAGCGTAACTAGCGTCTGATGTTTCCGGGTTTGCAGCTAGGGTGCCTTTTGATGTAAACCCAAACTGTGTGGCACCTCCGGGACCCCAAAAATTAAAACTACCGTTGTTTGCATTTACTGCTGAGCTTAATTCGACAAAGGGCGTATATACGCCAAGCGGACTCAGCTTCCGCACCCCAGCAAACACCGTCACCTTGTCGGTGCCGGTGAAGTTGATCGACGGCGTAACAAGCCAGTCATCCACGCCGTCGAAGCGCAGATACATGGGAAAGCCTGCGGTGTCGTAATCCGTCGCGGTGTTGACGCGCTGGTATGCGGGCAGCCCGACGCCCATATTGGTGGCGCGCAGATCGGCTTTTGTGACGGTGCCAGATACGGTCAGCGTCAGATTGCCTGCCGTGGTCGTGACGCTGTGAGAGCCTGCCGAATAAGTGCCGGTCGCGGTGCCCGATAGCGTGACAGTGCCAGCACCCTCAAAGCGCAAAGTCTGCGTTGTGGCTCGCGTCGTGACAGTCTGCGTGGCGAGCGCCTCCGTTGCCGTCAGCAAATTGACCCGCGCACTCAGCACCGGGCGAGAGGTCGCAGTGGTCTGCGTCGCATGGTTGCCACGCCCTGACTTGTCCAAGATTCGACCGACCGGCTGCTCCATCCCCGTGACCGGCGTCGTGCCAGCCGGGTCCTGAAACATCGTGCTCATATCCGACGGGTCGTACCATGCGCCCTGCTCGCCAGCGGAGAATAGACCAGCAGGGCTGTATTCTGCCCGCAGCATTTGCAGCACCGCACGCTGAGTGATTGACAATCCAAGACCGATCATCAGCGCCTCACAAATAGACTGCCGTTATTCCCGGCGAATAGCACCATTGCAACAGGCAGATTGATGGTGTGAGTTCCTTTTGTCATCCGGCCTGCAATCGTAGGATGCGGGTACAGCACATCGCCATTGGCCCAAGTCTCACCGACAACGGAGCCGTCAGTGTCTATGCCACGCACAACGCCAAAGGTCGTCACAAAGCCAGATTGACCGCTCGAAATGTCCATCGTAGCCACACCCAGCACAAACATCGCATCAATGCCAATGCCTGCCGGTGCGGCAAGAATGCGCCCGCTGTTGCCATCTGACCCATCCGCCATTACAAGCTGTCCATTGGTGATCGCAGACGATGCCTTGACGCGAATGAACATTTCCTGCCCGATCTGCATCGTCACGCCACCAGGCAATCCAGCGTCTAGCGTTGCGTCGTCAGAATTCCATGCCAACTCACCCACGGCTGGTGCGGTCGTATTGGATGTGTCAAATACAAACTTCGTCACCGGGATTGGAATCAATGCGCCGGTCGTCGTCTTTTTCGTCACGCCGCCCTGGACAACAGGCACAGCCTCAGCGCCCGTAAGCGCAGAGGCAGACGTGAGAGCAGACAGCTTAACGATTGGCGCAGTCATCAGATCATCGCCACAATGCCGGAGGCCGTGGTGCCAGTGGCTCGCACGAACTTAGCACGCACCGGGATGATCGTCCCTGCGGCAACGTTGGTTAGCGTCACGGCTGCCGAGTCCTCAAGAGCAATGATCGAGATGTTGCCGCCAGTTCCGACATACAGCGCCTTTGGAATGTAGGTCAAGTCAACCGAATCGCTCGGGGTGACGGCTCGCAGGCGGGTTGCTGGGTAATCGACGGTATCGCTGCGCTGGGCTTGCAGATCAACAAATGGCATAAGCGGCCTCAAAATATGCGGGGATTGTATAGGTGTTTACAAAAAATCCATAACGATGTCTACTTTTGTTTGCGGCAGAAGCATATCTGCGATTGCGTCTATGGTCGGGTCTAACTGGTCGTCGTGAGCGCCATTCGGGAAAACAGACGCTTCCGCCAAGTAATCAGAAAGCCATGGCGCATCTTCTGGCAATAACACGTTGCCGGATTGGATCATCGGGACCACATCCATTGCCCGCGTCACTTTGTCAATATTGCGCTGTATGGCAATGACCGGGACACCCTCGCGTTTTAGTGTCTGGATCAACCCGGTCCCGCTCGCCTTGTCTTCAACCTTCATGGCTCTAAGCCTTGCCGGGTTGCTTAATGCTTTGTGTTTAGACCAAAAAGCGCGGGCCTGAGTCAATAGATCGGGCGCGTCCCATTTGCCCCTGATCTGGTCAATCAGCACACCCTGGCCCTGAGCGGTGCGCCCCCAGCACTGAAAGACGCTGTAATCGTTTGCCTCTTTTGTCTTCTGTGCCGTATCAACGTATATCGTGCGGTATTCAAGCACTGGCAAGGCTTTGTAATAGCGCCACCATTCATCCTTGAATATGCCTCCACCTTTCGGGGCTGGCCGCTGCTGATACTGTCCGGCGTACCGATAGACGTTTGTAGCCTCCAACCTGCGAAGGTCATCAATCGGGAATTGCTCAGGCCAAAATGATTCACCAGCATCGTTTACAGCCGGGATGCAAAGATTATCCCAATGCTCACCATTGCCACCGCGCAACAGGAAGCCGGATAAATCATCCTCGTGCAATCGCTGCATGATGACAATAATCGGCGTGTCCGGGCTGTTTTTCCGGCTTTCCATCGTCGTGCTGAACCAGTCAAGCACGTTTTGCCGCATCGTGTCGCTGTCACACTCCCCAGCTTTATGCGGGTCATCAATGATGATGGCCCCGCCAAAGTGACTACGCATCTTGCCAGCGCCATACCCGGTGATGGTGCCCTCGTTGCCGGTTGCATATACAACCCCGCCTTCCTCGGTGCGAAACTCATCCTTGGCATTTGAGTCGTGCCGGATATTAGGCGGGCCGAATACTTGGGCGTGCGCCTCGTGCTGCATGATGGCGCGGGCGTTGAACGTGTTGTTTGTCGCCAGTCGCTTTGAGTAGCTGGCGTGAATAAACTCCGAGTCAGGAAAGTTACCCATGCACCACGCGATGGAGTTAATCACCGCAAGCTCGGTTTTGCCAGACCGAGGCGGGACGTTGATGATTAGCCGCTTCGTCCGGCCTAGCACAACCCGCTCTATGGCTGTGCATATCAAGTCCTGATGCGCGTTAGGTTTTAGCTCCGCACCCTTGCGAGCGCGGAACATATGACGGGCGTATGCTAGTAGGTCCGTCCGTAGGTGTGCTACCTGCTCAGGACTCATGCTTGCGAGCGAGCGCAGCCAAAACAGCCGATTTCATGTCAGCTATTGGCTTTCCACCGCTTGTCACGTCCGTCTGCATTTCCACCTTATCGCGCCATTCGGCAGGCTTGCGGTTCTTCAACCAGAAAATACAAGCGGTCGTATCGGGCGCGTAAATCTTGCGGATCGGCGTTTTAACCACTTCGCCAGAGATTACCTTAATGTCAACCTCGTCATGCTCGTATCCCGTCGCCCTGCGGAACAGGCTTTGCTCTACCAATTGATCGGCCTTCTCTTTCGCCAGCTTTAAGGCGTCCGAAAATTCAGGGTGCTGCACCTTCCAAAGCGAAACGGTGCTGACAGCGACATCAAAGAAGTCGGCCAATTGGGCGTCAGTAGCCCCAAGCTCGCACATCTTTGCGGCTTGTCTTGCAAAGTCTGGATTGTATTTAGATGGTCTTCCCATGCAACTATTGTGCCAGCAAAAGAAAAAGCCCGCTAGGCTGTTACACCTGCGGGCTTTGTTGCCTGATGACTAGGTTGAACCCTTCCTGCACAGGCTTCGGATTGTCCAGCTTCCCAGCCATAAAGGCCAGTATTGCCGAACTCACGCTTAGGAGCGAATGTTGATGGCGGCCGGGATGCCCCAGCCCTACAGCGGATGCTGCGTCACCAATCTAGTCTGACGGCCAGTCGTTTGGATGCTCACCAAAAAGATGGGCCTATGACCGTCAGGCTGCATTTGTGAGTAATCACGGCTGGGGACTGGTTGGCGGCTCTAGAGACTTACCGGCAATCGTTGCCAAGTCAGCAACCCCATGCGTCATTACTCAAGTGACAATCCAGCCTCCAAGCTGGATCATCGCTTTGCGTATTCGCCATGCGTGACGCGATTATCACACAATTGGCGAAGTGGTCAAGCGGTTACTCAGCATTTGCCGCCAATCCCGCACCAGATCAAACAACCCCCGCTCAGTCACCCCTAGCGCCTTCTGCATCTTGTACGGCGCGACCGGGAACACATAATGCCACCGGATCGCTTCCCGGTGCTTTGCTGGCAGCTTGCCGATCTCTTTCTCCAGCTTCTGAGCGTCTAGCACGTCGCATGTCTCCCGCACTTCGGGGGTGTGCCACTGCCAAGCGTTTGACCGTGCCTGCCTGAACATCGGACTTACCCAGCTAGGCGCACGATGCTTTACCCACCGAGCCCAATTGTGCAGGCGCTTGTCCATGTCCTTGTGATGCTCTTCGACATGGTGGAAATCGACGGTCTTTGTTTTCATCAGCACGCTACGGCCTTTCTTTCTGGTTTCGGACAGTTCTTCGGGGTTTCGATCAGGTCATAGACGGCTACATCACGACCATCTATCAAAGTCCATCTGTCTATGTAGGCGTCACCCATCATGCGCAGGGCATAGATCACTTTGTTTGTGTCCATCCGCATGACTAGGCCCAACTGGCGAGCGGTAAGCCCTCCATTGAGTTTGAGCAGGCGGCGGGCCTCTCTAATGGTTTCGTAGTTAGTCACCGCTTGTCTCCCGCCAATACCTTGAGCCATGCCAGCAAACAGGCGCGAATCGGGTCCAGGCCCTCAAGCCTGAATATGTGATACCAGTGCTTGTATGGTGTTTTCATCGTGCGCCCAACCCTGCAAACAAATTACCAGCGGCCACAAACTTACGGGCGTACCCGGTGCGAATTGCCCTGACGTAAGACTCAGAGCAACCGAACTCAGCAGCCACCGCAGGCGATGAGCGCTCGTCCATCTTGATCTGCAATACCTGCTCATCGGTCAGCTTTCCAGCCGAAGCCAATCGCGCCCTTGAGTTCTTGAGCCTCGATTGGTAGCGGTTCAGCTTCCCCTCTTTTGTGGATCGCTTGACCACCCAATCCTTACCGACTTGCTTGATCTTCTTTGTGCTAATGCACCGTTCGTTTTCGCAGGTGGTCACAACGACATTGCCTTTTTTGATTGGGCCAATCGCCAGCTCATGCACCACGCGGCGCACCTTGTAAGACTTGCCGTTGATCTTGACTGGGTAATTCCTATGGCGTCCATGGTCTAAGCCTTCAACGCAACCGGGCCAGTGTGTTTTTTCTCCGCACTCTTCGCAGATATGGCAGCGCTGAAAGATGTAGTCCAGGATGTACGGGCCGGAAAGCTCAACAGGTGGACCGCATTCAATCTTCTTTCTTGCCATTACGCCTCCTTCACAAACACGCCGTCAGTCCTAAGATAGCCCTTGCGGTCCTTGATCTCGGCATATGCCTGCTCCAAGCAATCGACCACATCAACGTCAGCACAGGCGGCACCAACAATCAGCGTGACCAGCACGTCACCGTAACAATCCTTTACCTTATCCATAATCGAGTTTCTCAGTGCGGTTTCGACCCCAACGCAATCGTCAAGCATCGAAAGAACCGCCGTCCATTCCAGCAATTCGCCTGCTTCTTCCAGCGTCTTGCGTGCTTGAGCCAATGGCGTGCTGTTCTGAACAATACCGCGAGCCTCTGCCCATCGGACGACTTCAATCTCTGTTTGTGCGTAGCTCAATTCATTCTCCTAATGTCTGGAATTTCAACGTCTAGCGGCCACAAGCCGCGCCTTACAAGCTCTCTAACCGTCTTCGCGTGGGCGTCTGCGTGCAATGTCTCCCGATCCATCCGGCTTAGGTGGCTTCCTTGATCTAGTGCCGAATGGCACACATAGCAAAGGCTTGCACACCTGTTGTCATCTGCCTTAATCCCCCTGCCCTTTCCGTGCGCTTGACTGTTGCTGTGCGCCCCGCAAACCGTCCCGTCATCCCTTCCGCAGTGCTGGCATGGAATCTCCCTGTACGCTTCCATTAGCTTTTTGCTGCGCACGTATTGGCGTTTTGGATAACCGATCATTCCACCGCCCCCACTGCAATCAGTGCTTCGTCAACACTGTTAACCACCATGCAAACCCCGCCGTTCCAGTTCATGTGCCATTCGATTTGATCGGGTGTCAACTCTCTGGCGCTGGGTGGCTTCAATCCGTCTTTCACTTCCAGCAGGTATGTCTGACGTTTGAAGCCGACAAGCAGATCAGGAACACCGCCGCCGACTGCCGCTAGGCTTTGAACGAATGCCCCAGCGTTTCGCAGTGCTGCGGCAATCTCTGCCTGATTCCTGTCAACCTTTGCCGCTCGCCTCATCCGGCCTCCAGTTCGTAAAACGTCACGCCAAATTCAGTAGCGGCATATGCTTCGACCTTGGTGCAAAACTCCGAGAACTCCGCCGTTGTCAACGCCGTGCTGCTGCGTCCGACAATCTGACCGTTCGGCAACTCGTCAAACCCGATGAACTGGCGCTTGAATTGTTCGTGCCAGATTTCCGCGCTGTAGAGCTTCCCGTTCACAACTGCCTGCTCTGCAACCTGAGCCAGCACACCACGCCCCCAATAACGCCGGTTTTGCGGTTTTGTGCGCTTCCTGCGGGTGATGCTGAGCACCCATCGATTGCCACCTTGCAAAACATGCTTGAGGAACGGGAAAACTTGCGCCTTGATTGCTGCCCATGCTTGGGCTCGGTTGTGCAGTTCAATAGTCAGTGACTCGCTCATCTTCTTCCTTGATTCTCTTCATCAGTTCGCGTATCACATCCCGCGATCCCGGCCAGTACAACCTATCAACAACCTGGGCACGATTCCTTAAGTAATCATCGCTGCCCCCTGCTGCTCTGTGCCTTGCTAACTCGCGGGCTTCTGCTTTGATTAGCTGGTTTCGGTCAGACATTAAAAGCGTGTGGCTTCGTGCGGCCAGTTGGCAAAGAACATCGGTGAATCACCCGGCTCTGCCACGTATTGCTGGGCGTCACGATTAAACCAGAGCTTGATGGTCGGCTCGCCCTCTCCGCTGCCTTCGTAATTGCGCTGTTTGCGGCACAGAAGGTAATGGTCAGGTTCATCCCGCTTTTGAGCGTTGAAGCCTTTTGCTTTCAGGTCGTCCTCTTTGGCTTTGTTGCGCCAAACCATGAAGACGTTATCCACCTGATCGGTAATAGAGCCTGAACCTTTGTTGTCGTGCTTGTCAGGCACTGCGTTTTCGTTGGCCGGCTTTTTCAGGTGGTGGACAAGATGCACATGGCATTCATAGTCCTTTGCGATTGCACAGAGTTCGTCAACAAATGCTTTTTGTCCGTTGTAGTCATCCTCTCCCTTTACGCACTTGGCAAGGTTGTCCACAAACACATGCTTAATGCCGAGTTCCTTTGCGCAGTAACGGACCATGCCCACAACCTTGTCGGTGTCTGCTGTTCCCATCTGGTCGTAAAGCCACATGGTTTTGTCCGTGAAGACTTGGAAGTCTTCATAAAGGCTCTCCATTGCTTCAATGCCAGCCTCGCCTTGGAACTCAGGCGCAAACGGATTGACTCCGCTGAACATTCGGGCCATGCGCTGCAACGTGGTGACCGGCTTCATCTCAAACGATGCAACGCACACACGCTCACCCTGTCCGATCAGGCTTAGGGCAATCTGGCCGGTCATCAGGCTTTTGCCGTGGCCGTTCTGACCCGACCACAAAGAAACCTCTCCGTAACGGAACTGGAAGTTGTCGATGGTCTTGGGCCACGGAAGGAACGTCTGCCGCTCGGTCTTCTTGCTGCGCAGGCGTGCTTTCAGGTCGCCAATCCATGCCTTTGCAGGCTTGGCGCGGGCTTGCGCGTCTGTCTCCCGCATGTAGAGGGAAAAATCAATGTCGTCTGTCAGGAATTCCATTTGTTGCTCTCCTTTGTCCAGATGGCGATTCGTTGGCCGCACTGAGCAACCACGCGATCCGCTCCGGCTTTTTTGCACTCTCCAGCGATCTGGCGCACCCGGTTCATTTCGTCACCCATAACAGTCACAGGCAGTCCGACAACAAAACGCAGGTCAAGCGAACCGAGCGAATCGCCAGCGGTGCAAACATCCATGAATGCGAAGTCCTCAACCCACTTCGGATCAGAAATGACAACCGGCATGTCCCACAGGAAAACCGCCTGCGGTTTAAAGCCCTTCTGACGCATTGAAATGATCCGGTCATGCCCACGCATCAGATTGCCCCTGCCAACGCGCTGGACGGGCTTTGCGGCCCCTTGCTGGCGACCCAATCAGCTTTAAACCCGGTCCACCCGCGTGTGATGCATTCGGTCAGTGCTGCGTCAAGCGTCCAGCCCGCAGCGTCTGCTTCGCGTTTGATGCCAGCAAGCGCCAATTCGGACATGGGCGCTTTCTTGGCTTTTCGGACAGCCATAAAGGCTTTCCAAAGGTCGTCAGAAACGCCTGTCGGCGTTGCAAGCGGAGCGCCGCGCTTCTGTGTTGTCTCTGCCTCTGCCTCTGTCTCTGGTACAGCACTTTGCTTGCGGTTTGCTAGCACTGCGCTAGCATCTTCATCAAGCAGGAAAAAGCCGTTATCAATCAAAGGCTTAAGAGCCGAGCGCAACTCTTCGACAGACATACGCAGACGAAAAGCGATCTTGTTCTCGTCAAAGTCGATTGCACCGTCGATTGCATCGCTTGCAACAAGCCACAACATCGGCGCTAGCGCCCTGCTAGCAACAGGCAAGCAATGGTACTCGTAGTTATCCAGCAGTGTTTTTTGCAGGCGAATCCATGGAGGGTTGCGGTCCTTGTAGTGCTGGAACTCGCGCCAGTTATTAGGCGTAATGCGCGGCATCAGCAAGACTCCCAAACACGGAAGCCGCCGATAACCAGGAGTTGACCACAAACAACCACCGGGCGGGCAAGACCGGCCTTTTCAAGCTCTGGCAAACGGCGGTCAATCTGAACCACCGTCAAGCCGGTCAATTCAGATAGGCGGTGCGCCGTGGCAACACTGGTGCGCAGCGCTTCCATGATTCGCGCCTTGTGACCGTTAGCGAACCGATCTGCATTGCGTGCAGCGGTGTGGCTGGTAACAGGGTCAGACTTGCGAGCGCGGACGGGTTGAATGTCGTCAAGGAACATCATGCGATCACCACAGTGACGTTAGAAACAAGCCACCAAATGAGCCAAACAAGCCCGCCAAACATCGCCGCTAGGCCGACGCCAGCGAACACGACAAGCAAGAGCAGCGCTCCACCAAAATCAGGCAATGGACCCATGACTCACCCCTTTGTCGAACGGAAAGCGCTAGGAATCTCGCCCCAATAGCGCGGACCGATTGAGATGCCGAACGAACGAGGTGCAGCCAGCTTCTGAGCGCGAGCGGAAAGGCCACGCATGGGTTGGGCGCTTGCTGGGTTGCTGTGACCCGGCGTAGACGTTTTGATGACGTTTCCATCAATTTGCGGATTTCTGGCGTCGTTTTTGTGGTTCATGATTTCGACATGGATAAAAAGCGCACCACCACCGGCAACACCTGCTTTAGTCACGAGGAGGGGCGTGTAGCGTTGGAATTGCCAGCCGATCACGGCCATGCGGTGGGGTGCGGAAAACATTTAGAACGGCTCCTGAATCGGGAACAAGTGGACGGGATCAGGGATTCCGCACTTGCGACCGATCTGCAAAAGGCCGTATCCGACTCGGAACGATGGGCTAGAGCTTTTTCCGCTCACAAACCCGGAAATGGACGGCTGGGCGCATCCGATCAGTTCAGCAATCCGCGTCTGCGTGTATCCGGCGCGGGTCAGCAAAAGCAGGTATGCAGCCCATCCGCTTGCGGCTTCGAGTTCCTTGTCGGTCGTGGCGATGCGCTGGGCCTCTGCGACGGTCTTCAAGTAATCAAGGCCAGCGAACCACTCTTGCGCGAACCGCTCGGCAGCGTTTTCCGTGCACCAGTCAATCAAAGCCGATTCGGATGCCTTCACATCCATGGGGCACGGAATCGTGGTGTATTCAGAAAGTTGGATGCCGAGGCAAGAGACGCGCAACTGATGCGCAGAAATGCGCGACATTGGGTCAACGGAGCGACCGACTTTGATGTGTCCATTACTGAACACGCAGACGTACAGGCACTCCATTTACACCCCCCGCTTCTTCTTGGGTTTCTCAAGATCGGGCCAAATGCCCTTCCACGTTTTTTGACAAAGCATCTGACGGGTGATGACACCCTTCGTCACCTCCTCAACACGGCGGGCTGCTGCTGGGTTCATGTCGCGGCGACCAGTGAGGCACTGATACAGGTACTGCTCGTGTACTTCCGCCTTTGCAGCGAGTTCTCGGCGCTGCTCCGGTGTGAAAAATGTTTCGGACATGCCGGCATCTTAGCGAATCGCTAGAGCATAGTCAAGCGAAATGCTACCAGCGGAGTGCTAGAACATGGACATGGAGACGAATTCGGAGAGAAGACGCAGGAAATTGGCCGCTCTATGTGAAGAGCGCGGCCTGAAAAACATTGCGTACCGGGCAGACGTGAGCGCCGCCAGCCTTGAGCGGGCTTTTTTTCGTCTGCTAGGTAACCGTTCGTCGGATCACTAGCGTTTCGCTTGGAAGTAGTTGCCATTGTTCTAGCGTCTCGCTATACTTCATCCATCGCAGCAAACAAAGTGCGATGACGGCAAAGACAGAGAGCAGCGAAGGTATACCGTAGCTGAGTGGCTCCCAAGGTCCACGACTCTCTAGCCCGAGGGAAAAGTAAATCGAGAGTGATTTGATGGGCGGCGGTGCTGGAGCTGCAAGACCACGTTTGTGTGAGCTAGAAGAGCACCAATGAGCCAAACATTGAAACGTACACCAGCGTGGCAGCTGGCGGTTAGTTGGCGGCGAATCTGCCATCAATCGTGAATAGACGTATGCCGGAGTCGCGCCCGGCCCGCCCTTCAAGTCACTCTCAAAGCTGGAACCGGCTAACCGGGATATGCCAGCAAGCCCCAGGAATGGGGCGCAAACCAAAGCGTCTATGTCGGGCGACTGTCATAGAAGGTGAATGCGCAGTGGTGATGCGCAGACTAGTATGGCGAAGATCGCAGCCGAATCAGAATATTGCGGAATTGCTCTGCAAAGATCCATCTATAGGCGGATGACGGAACCAGCCTGTTTGGTTCAGTAGTTCAATGCAAGCCGGAAATAATCCACTACCGGCCACCTTCTATGACAGCCGCCAGCGAGATTAGCGCCGCTGGCACATTTTCCATCAACCTACTTTTTTGAAAAGGAAGTCTCCGGGGCACTTACCAAAACGTCAAGCGCTGCTTTATGCGCAGGCTGTCAACTATCAAGCGTCGTTAGCTCAATTGGATAGAGCACCTGTGTTCTAGATAGGGTGTTGAGGGTTCGAGTCCTTCACGACGCGCCATTTCAAGCCGCCAACTGTGCGGCTTTTTCATTGGAGCAATCAAATGTACTCAGTTGAGCGAATTGAAAGCGGCCCAGCACATGCAGACCGAACCAGCGAGCAGAGTTTCGAGACTGCCAGCGAGTGGGCAGAAGCTGTACGCAATCAACGCAAGGCCTATGAGGCAATCTACCTTGTTGACGAGGTTGACGACACGGCGCTGGCGCTTGCAAAGGCTGGTGACGCTAAGGCGCTCGGTGAGTACCTGATTTCTCGCATGGAAGCCGCGATTGTGCGGCGTGCTGAATGGTGGGTGAATATATGAGCAACATTCAACTTTCGCGCCTTGGGATGTACGAGACCTATAACGCCACGGCAGAAATCGAAGGCGGTACGCGATACACAAGGGCTTTTGTCTCGCACGAAGGACGAAGAATGACCGCCCGCCACGCATTGGGCTTTGCCTACATCGTTTCTTTTGCCGCTCTTGCGGCTGTTCTTATGGGGGTGATATGAAATA